CAGCTTTCTTTCCAGCGTACTCAGATGCGTTGCAAGCCCGGAAGCCGTATTATCGAAGTTTTCTACACCAGCAGACGCAAGGCGGAAGTACGACTCCGCTTCCTGGATCTGCTTATTGACGGATTTGATATTTCGAGTGAAGTTGTCCGATTGCAGGGACAGCGACACCACAAGATCGCGGAGCGTCTCGCTCATTGATTATCACCTGCCTAGAGTAGCCAAAAGAGTAGCGTAATAGATCATCATGCGGGTTTCAAGTTGCCCCAAACCTCGTCGATATACGCTCGGCGGGGTTCTTTCTTTTTCTTTTCCTGTCCGGCTTTCCATGCACGGATGCGCAGAAAACCCAACATATCCATGCCATCAATCTCCGCCATACGCCAGCCGCCTTCCAGCAGAGAGTTGTAGGTAGAATATATAAAATCGTGCAGCGTCAGAACAGAGGAATCTCCTCGCTCACGGCTTCCGTTTCCGTCGTCGCCGTCTCCGTCTGCGCTGCCTTCGTAGGGAACTCGTTAAGAATGGAAGTGGTTTGCGTCTGTACCGCCATAAGCGCCAACGCAATATCGTGCATCAGGCGATCCACAGGATAACCGTCAAGCACATCGTCAGGGGTAAACTGATTCTGGAAGAGGATGCAGAACCACTTGATCATCACATCCATAGCTTCCGGAATGGTGAATTTGCTGTCTTCGGGAACTTCTTCACCCTTTACGGCAGCATTGGAAAGAGCAACGATCTTTCCGTACATTTTTGCAGCAGGCTCCATTTCTCGCAGAGCGCGTCCACTGATAAAGTCGACATGATATTTCTTACCGTTCAGATTACAGGTAATCATGATTGCATCCTCCACAGTTCAGATTGAAGCCGCCGTACAGACTGTTCTATACAGCGGCGAAGTTATCAGGTGCCGGAGTTGGCAAAAACAGGTTCGTACACGCTCTGCAGGAAGGTAGCGCCCTTCGCAGCAGTGAAGCCGTTCTCATCCTCATCGGCAACGGCCTGATACTGACCGTCGTGAGTACGCTTGATCGCAGTCCACTCAATCTCGCCGGTCTGACGGGTAATGGTACCGCCTTCCTTGGTAGCGTAGGACTCGGTTACGGGCTTGGCGCGCACCTTGTACAGCCATACGTAGCGGAACTTGTGATTGGACTTCTCGCTCATGAAACCGACAGCGAAATACGGAGGCTTGTCCGTCGCAGAACGGATCAGGACGCCGTTATCGTCGATGCGATTGCCAAAAATCATCTCCTGGATCACCAGAGGAATGTCGGCCATCTTGGTCTTGAACGCCAGTTCCGGGTCGGGATACAGAACGTCGAACTCGACGTCATCCGCATACTGAACGTCGGGGTCGGCGTTTTCCGGGGTTACGGACGCCTCAATAGCGCCCGCCATGAGCTGAAGTTCACCGTAGGTCAGCGTGGCTTCGGTATCTTCGGTGAGAGGCGCGATAACCACATTTTTGAGACCGACCGTGGAAGATACGGTCGGAGAAGCAGCTGCAGACATGATTGTTATCCTCCTTGAAATGCATAGAAATAGCACAGACCCGTAATGAATCTGTGCTTTGTGTTATTCTGTTGGGTTATTATCCAGCGCATCGCGTAGTCCGTCGCGGATGATCTCAAAGGCTTCATCCTGCCGGGTGTCGAAAGCCGGACGGATATAAGGGTGCGCAGGCGCGGGAGCCGGACCACCATGGCCATACTCGACATATGCGGGATAATAATCCTCATTGTCCCAATCCTTGCGATGCACGCCGATGGTAATATGCTGACCGCGCTTTTTGCTTTTCTTCACCTTGCCGATATTCAGCGCCTTGCACAGATCACCCGACCTGGGCTGTGGGTCTTTGCTGGCGTTTGCTTTCATCTGCTGATGAATGGGCTGTGCTGCCTCAGTCAGAATGCGTCTGGCCGTTGGCGCACCAGCGCCTTCAGCATCCATAGAAGACGCCATCCGCGCTATGTCGGTCATCAGATTATCCAGCCCGTCTATTTTTAGAGGCATATCAGTTCACATCCTCTCGCAGGCACCACGTCCATTGTACCGTGTACTGACGTGTAGCCGAGTCGTATGCAGGCTGGTTGTAGCCTTTGTCGGACTCCTCGATCATCGAAAATCCCGCTGCGTACATCATGCTGCGGATACGATTCGCCGTTTCAGTCGGGTCGATATCGCTCCACAGATTGAGATACACATAGGTGCGGAAAGAAGTCACATGATCGTCGTGATGCGAGCCTTCGGTGGTGGTCGTGGAATACACCACATACTGAGACGGCGGATTTTGAGCGGGTGAAGTAGCCCGCCATATACCCGCCATGACGGGAATTCCCAGCGTGCTGAGCGCGGTCTGTACCTGTTTCATCCGCTCACGCCCTCCGCAATGGAGGCTTTCAGACCCAGATAGTTTCTGGCAAAGCCGTATTCACCCAGTGTAGAGATGTTCCACTTCATATCGCGGAAACGTACCCACATGCCAGGCTTCACGTCGGTTCGGTAGCGAATGGTGAAGTTGACTACAGCCTCGGTATTGACGGCGTCGGCAGCGCGATAGTGCTGGTTTCCGGCGTCGATAGCAGCCGCCCAGACCCTGCACACAACAACATCCTTCGGTTCGGGATAGCCGTTTTCGTTGATGGTGTTTTCCGTGTAGCCGATTTCCACCAGGTGCTTCAGATCTCCGGGATGCGGACTGGATTCAAAGTTTTTATAACCTCTCACTCAATTCGCCTCCTCAGAACATCTTATCGGGATCACGATGCGGATACAGCAGATTTTCAAAAGCCGTGCGCATGGCAAGGTACACCTGCCTGTCAGGATTGTCGCGGTTCTCGTAGTAGTGAGAAACCATCAGGAGAACGGCCAGACGAACCGGCTCCGGTGCTGCGTTTTGAAACTCTGTCCTGCAGTAATCTTCGGCAGCGCCCTGCGCCTGCGCGATCAGGCTTTCGATATACTCATCTTCTTCGTCATGCTGGATGCGCAGATGGATTTTGACTTCCTCAACCGTCAGAATCAAGGTGCATCACCACCGTCATTCTTCTGCGGAAAGGTCATCCCCGACAGGTTCGGAAGCAAGGATGCCCGCTTCACGAAGGACAGCCAGCAGACCATTGAAGTCCTCACGCAGCGCGGCAACCGTAGTAGCCTCGCTATCGGGAACGTAGGCCGGAGTATGCTCGATCAGTTCCGCTTCCGGCAGACCACCAAAGAGCGTATCTGCGCCTTCCACGGTTGCGCCGGGAAGAAACGTCAGCTTACCGCCGATGACCCACTCGCTACCGCCATGGGCATGATAGTTACGAGACGTATTGCTCATTTGAATCAACTCCCTTCATAAGAAGCGGAGAGGCACCGTTCATCGGAACCTCTCCGTAGTGGTTACGCGCCCTTGACCTGCAGGCACTTCATGGCTTCCGCCAGCACCAGACGACCGTCCACGCGCTGGGTGGCGCGGAAACCGACCTGACCGGTCGCAGCATAGAGTTCGTTGAGGCGCTGGAAGGAGCGGCCCTGACGATCGGCGATCCAGTAGGAAGAGAAGTCGCCAAACAGGATGGGCTTGGCGCCGGCAGCGACTTCAGGCATGTAGGCGGAAGTCACCAGACGGTAGTTGAGCAGCTTGTCGGGCTGACCTTCCTTGAGGCCGGGCTGCCAGAGGTACTGGCCGTTGCCGTCTTTCAGCTTGCGGATGGCCTTGATGGAGCTGTCATTCAGCAGAAAGACGGACTTCTTGCGGTAGACAGACTTCACGGAATGCACAAGGTCGATGATCTCATCCGCAGTCAGCGCAGCGCCCGCAGTGGTGACGCCGACGCCTGCACCGTTGGTGTTGTGCAGAATACCGGTGGGCTTGGCTACACCGTCGCCATTGATGAAGGCATCTTCTTCGGCAGCGCCGATACGGCGGGCGAACTCGGAAGCGATGTAGCTTTCGATGTCGAAAACGGAATCCTGCAGAAGTTCGTCGGACACCTTGATCATGGTCGCCACCTTGTGCGCGCCGATGGAGATCTGACCGAAAGCGTCGTCAGACTCAGGAATCTGACCTTCCTCCTCAACCCAGCTGGCAGTACCGTGGCTGGCTACGACGGGAATCTTGCGATCGCCGGACTCGGTGCGAATGATGGTGCACAGGGTACGCAGCTGGTTTTCCTCGGCCAGCGCCTGAACGAGCGTACGCTCATACTCGTCGGGACAGAGGAAACCACCCTCGGAGTCGGTGCCGATCTGCAGGGCGTTGTGCAGCATATGATGGCCGCTGCGGTTGCGGATCATATTCCAGAACGCCTGCTTGTACTCATCGGAAGCGCGGCCCATCCTGCCGGTGGGAGACTTCTCGGGACGGGAAGCCAGAGGGCGGGTAACGGGATCGTTCATCTGGCGATCCATCTGTTCGGCGCGCTCCATGCGCTCAATGGCATGGCCGAGGTCAACGACCTCCTGTTCCATGCGCTCGTACTGCTGGGTGTCCTCGGCGCTCATCACGCCGTTTTCATTGGTATGCTCGTCCAGAAACGCCTTGGCACGGTCCCAGGTCTCGGCGCGCTTCTGGCGCATTTCAAGAATCTTGCTCATGTTCGTATACCTCCTGATTTATCGGTCGTTGGGTTTGATCAGATTCAGCCGTTTATGAAGCTGATCTGCGGGGACGCCGGATTCAATAGGTTCCGGCTCCTGGCTTACTGCCGGCTCCGTAGTTGCGAAAGACTCCGATTCCTGCGCCGCCTGTACAGAGACGGGGCTTTCGCAATTCTGCCCTGCCGGATTCGGGCGGGGCTTCTGGGGACTATGGCGGTCCAGCCAGATCTGCACCTTGGCTTCCGCATCCTTGCGGTTGACCACACGCATCTTCACACCGTTGGTAGGACAGGACTGCGGGTCAGCAACAGCGTCAATGAAACCGTGCGCCAGCGCGGAACCTGCGTCCATCCATGTGGTTGCGGTCATCATTGCGGAAACCGTGCCGCGTTCCAGCGGGCAGCGGCATGCGTAGATGTTGAGGATGCTTTCCTTACAGGCGCGCAAAAGCATGATTGCTTCATTGAAATCTCGCTCATTACCCCAGGCGAAGGTGGAAGGATCGTGGATCATATAGAGGCTGCCGGGCGTCATCTCCAGCGTATCGGCTGCCATGGACAGTACCGTCGCTGCGGAAGCCGCCGTACCGGAGATCACCAGATGTACCTTGCCGGGATAGGCGCGGATATCATCGTGCATCCGGGTGGCGGCATTGCAGGAGCCGCCGTAGCTGTTGAGGATGATACACACATCATCGGAGAACTCCTCGTTCTCGCCGTACAAAGCATCATGCAGCATGGCAGGCGTGATCTCATCGCCGTACCAGACTTCTTCATCGATATAGCCGTTCAGATTAAGCGTTCTCATGGTCGTTCACCTCACTTTCCGTAGCCCACACGATTCCTGCGAGAACAAAAAAGACACACGGCACAGCGACGCTGTTTCCGTATGCCTTGTATTCAGCCGAGTCTGTATGGGGATTCTGAAGCCAGCGGATTACCTGGCGTCGGGTTTTGCGTTTGCATTTTCCTCCGGAGATAATCCGCCACTCCTCAAAGATGGCTTCCCAGCGGTCGGTCTCCCGATTGGACGGAGCCTGGCTTCCCAGATTCTCGCACCATCCGTCCGGGTAACCCTGTAGACGGCAGCACTCGCTGGGAGTAAGGCGGCGCACCAGATAATCCGTAGGCGCAGCAACGGCGGATGGGCCTTCAGCAACCAGCGTTGGCGCTTTCTCTTCTCCGATGTTCATCCGATACTGCGCGTTCTGACCGGCATTGAAGCATGCTCGATCCAACGAATAGACCGGTTCATCCTTTCCGATCACGGGCGGATCTTTATAATCCCGCGCCATGATAGGCGGAGTCTTTTCTTCGCCTAACTGCGTGAAATTGCCGGTGGTCATGCAATAACTGGGGTGCTTCTGCTGCGCGACAAATGTTTGCTGATGAGTACCCGGGGAGGCCGAGATGGTACCCGACTGGCCTCCGAGTTCACGAACTTCATCTCTCTGATTCTGTGTGAATGCGACAGGCTCAACAACAATCATGCCGCCTTGATTACAGGCAGGCGAACCGCCGTTGCAGTCCAGCGTCCGGCTGGTATCCGCTTCATAGATGCCGGCATGCGGATTCTCAGAAAGCATCGCATTGCTCTGATCGGCGCTGATGCCAAAGACCAGAGGCACCTGATTACCGCCCGTCCCCATGCGGGAAAGAAGCGTCTGACATACGCCATCTGCCCGGATCTTAATCCGACTGTCAGTGGGATTGAATTCAATGGCTACGCCGGGAACAACGCCTGCGCGAAGCGTAGGCGCGCGTTCATCTTCATAACCGATGCCTCGGCTGTCCGCACTGTGTTCTGTGCAGAAGCCTCCGGCAAGATTCATTCCGTCTCGTTCGCCTGACGTTCCAGCGCCAGACGCAGCACTTCCGGCAGTTCCTTTCCGCGCTTCTCCGCACGGCGGAGTATACCCTGACATGCCTTCGGACTCAAAGAGAACCTTTCCGGCACATTGTCCATCAAGATCGAGGACAGCAAATATACGTTTCCGTCTTTGTGCGACGCCCCAACCCTGCGCTGCGTCGATGATTCGCCAGGCGAGAGAATAATGGTCTCCCATGATCTCTCCGGCTGGCATCCACTTTCCCGAATCCGGCAGAGGAACATCTGCTTCTGGGTCTTTGATGCGGATAAGGCTTTCGAGGACGCAGCGGAAATCCTGCCCATTCTGCGAGGACAAGGCGCCCGGCACGTTTTCCCACACAGCCCATCGTGGATATTTTCCATTGGTTCTTTCCCTCATTTCCCTGATGATGCGCACGGCCTCATGGAAGAGGTTGGATCGGCTGCCCGATAGCCCCTCACGTCTGCCCGCAATGGACAGATCCTGACAAGGCGAACCGAACGTGATAATATCCACTGGCTCCATCTCGGCACCATTCAGCGCATGCACATCTCCGTAATGCTTTACCTCGGGCAGCCTTTTTTCTGTCACGCGGATAGGAAAGGGCTCGATCTCGGACACCCAGACAGGCGTGATACCGGCCATCTTCCCGGCCAGCGGAAAACCGCCGATCCCGTCGAAAAGACTGCCCAGAGTAAGTTTCTTATGTTCCATTTTGATCACCCCCGTTCTGCGCGGCAGCAGGTACATTGGATGCAGTATTCTGTGCCGCCTGTGCGATTCGGATCATATTGCCGTTCACCAGATATTCGTTACCGCCATCCTCGTCGGGAATCGGGTTCATGTTCTCCAGTTCGCGGATGTCGTTTGCGCTCATCCATCCGTTTTGCCTTGCAATGGCATAGCCCTCCATGCGACTCTTGTAGTCGCCGCGCATCAGGCCATCCATATTGAACTGGGCATAAAAACAGCCCTTCTCCTTTTCGGGGAAGAGCTGACGGTTGAGCGCCTGTTCTATGCGCACCAGCCAGGGTCGGATGGTATGAACGCCAAACGAGATCGACTGATGTTCAATATTTGAAAACGTCGCATGCTCAAGGTCTCCAATGAGATGCGGCGGGACTCTGTAGATGCGGCAGATCTCCGACACCTGAAACTTACGCGTTTCAAGGAACTGCGCTTCGTTGTTCGGCATGGAAATCCGCTCGAATTTCATATTCTCCTCAAGGATCGCCACTTTGCCGGAGTTGGCAGAACCACCGTAGGCAGCGTTCCAGCTCTCGCGCAGCTTTTTGGGGTCCTTCACCGTATTGGGATGCGTGAGAACGCCGGAGGGTGTTGCACCGTTGGAGAAAAACTTGCTTCCATATTCCTCTGCAGCAATACCCAGACCGATGGCGTTCTTCTCCAGCGCAATGGGACTGTAGCCCATCACACCATCAAAGCCCAGGCCCGGAATGTGCAGCACATCCTCCGGGCGGAGACGCACTGTCTGACCGCTTGCCAGTGAAT